TATGGAAAGATTTTGTAAAAAATGTAAACACTTATGTCATTGTATAGAGGCAGACCATGAGGGCTGTAAATGCAGCGGCTGTGATTGTGAACAATCTACGGCAGAAGATTTAAGTTATGAAAATAATGGGAACAACAAAAATGAAAAAAAATGACTTACAAGCTATTTATGACAAAGTTTTTCAAGAAGCTATGATGCTTACTGTGGATTATGACCCACAAAAAATTGCCGCTACTTATATGGCTATTGCTTGTCGAATTTACAAAACCGTTCTGGAAGACGATGAATATGATTTAATGATGGAGATGATTCATAAAACTCCTATTAAACCTTACAAACAACCAACACTTCATTAATTATGATGCAAATTATTATAGCTTTAATGCTTATGCAAAATGTGAGTTCCTTTTCTACCACTGAATCACCTGCTTTTGATAGTATTAATAAAATACAAAAGACACTAAAAGTGGTAAGAATAGTAAACGGATTAAAATAATATGAAAAAAATACTTCTTATTTTTATATTTCTTGTTCTTTCAGGGTGTGCGGTAGGCCAAAAGTGTACCTACACTCAGGATGGGACTAAGATTTCTTCATGGGTATGGTTCTTTAATGGGGACAAACCTATTGATGTAGATAAAAACAACTGTAATTAATTATTACAACATAGGGGGACTTATGAAGTGGTTGAAAAAACTATGGCAAAAGTTTGCCGATTGGTTATTCAAGGATATGTATAAATAATTTATGTGGTTAAACATTGCAGCAAAATTAGTACCAGGTATCATTAAGACAGGCATGTCTATTGCATCCAACAGAAGAAAAACAAAAGAATTAGAATCTGTTGCAGAATTAAAATTGGCTGAACGAATGGCAAATGGACAGGTTGAATTTAAAAAAGCCGTTATTGATTCACACAGGGGAGACTGGAAAGACGAATTTTGCCTTGTCTTAATTTCGATTCCTTTGCTATTATTAGCTTGGTCTGTGTTTAGCGATGATCCAAACATACAGGCAAAAATAGATATTTTTTTTGATAAGTTTTCAAACCTACCTATGTTTTATCAGGCTCTTGTAGTTGGAGCTTTCAGTACGATACTGGGTATTAAGGGTGTTTCTACTTTTAAAAAAAAATAATCTATGTCTGATACTTCACATGAACTCATTGTTGAGTATAAAGAGCAAATAAGAATTCTTAAACAGGAAGTTGCAGAACTTCAGGATGCTGGTAAAAGCAAGGACAGTGCCAACAAAAGATGTTTACAGAAATTAGAATATGCTGACGAAGATTTAGTGAAGGCGACTAATAAAATTAAGGAATTGGAAAAGAAGCTCAAGGAAACCAAGAAAACAGATAAGATGCCGACTGACCATATATGATAAAAAATGAAAATAATACTATTAATGGTTATATGCTTTGCCACTCATGGTACTTGCGAACCTTCCCTCCAAAAAAATACTACCTTTGGAGATTGGGATAGCTGTATGCGTCAAGGTTATATAGATTCTTTGCAAGCGTTGGATTTAATGGGTAATGATTACGTTAATGAAAATAAGGTGTATGTTAAATTTTATTGCAAGGAAATCCAAAAAAAAGAAACTCATTTATAATAATGTTGTTAAGTAAAAATTTTAGCTTAAAAGAACTAACCCAATCCCAAACAGCATTAAAAAATAATATTGATAACGAACCCAACGGATCACAAATCTATAATCTTAAATTGCTTTGTTCCAATATTCTACAACCATTAAGGGATTACTACGAATCTCCTATCAAAATTACCTCTGGCTATCGTAGCAAAACATTGTGTGAGCTGATTAAATCTTCCTCAACCTCCCAACATTGTGCCAATAATGGAGCCGCAGCCGATTTTGAAATACCTGGAATAGACAATAAAAATGTCGGAAGCCATATAAAAAACAATTTTAATTTTGACCAACTGATACTTGAATATTATGACGAAAGTGATATTAATTCAGGATGGATTCATTGTTCATTTAAAAGTGCTAACAATAGAAAAGAATCCTTAATGAAAGATAACGAAGGTTATCATCAATGGAAATAACATGACAAAAAAAAAGAAAAAAAACAAAGGCAAAAAAAAGAAGAATAAAAAAGGCAAGAAAAAAAGATAATTAGTATATAGCCGTTCTACTTTTTAATGTTTAAAAAAAAGAAAACAAAAAAAACCTGGTCTTCCTCTGCAAGACGAAGACAAGAAAGAATAAGAATTGTTGGAGATTGTCTTTATTGTAAGAAGGAAATTACTAGCGATATGTCGTTTGTGATTTTTGCAACACACAAACCATCGCATTATTCTTGTTATAAAACAGAGACAGAAAAAGAACAAAATGCCCAAAGTCGGTAGAAAACATTTTTCATATTCAAAAGCAGGAAAGAAAGCTGCTAAACGGTATGCTAAAAAAACAGGAAAAAAAGTTACCCATAAAAAAAGGTACGCCTAATCCTGTTGCAAAAAACCTGAGAAGCCCACAATATCAATCTCAAATCATACCCTCAAAAAAAGTTTATAATCGTAAAAAGATTAACAAAACTGCGGATTAGGTGTAATCATTATGATATGGTTGGGTATGGAAGGTGGGTTTATATTAAGGGTTGTAAATTAAAAACAATTCTAATATATTAAAGGTCTATCATTTTACACTTCTCAGGCTAGTCAGTTGACCTATTCTTGGTTCTGACTAGCCCTACTTATTCTTATTGTTTATTTACCAGTTTATTAACTGCTACTAACGGCAGATTCAAATGGTCGGTAATTTCACCATAAGAATTAGGGTTGGGATAATGCTTTTCATTCTTGTGTTGATTGTTCACATGAATTTCTGGTTCATTATCATTATAAGAAAGCTGACTTGTAAAAGTTTCGTAATCAAATCCTTCGTAGAAAAAAGAAACAGGAACTTTTAAAAGTTTAGCCACCTCACCTAAAACAAAACCACTCATTCCATTGGTTCCTTTTTCGTACTTTTGTATTTGCTGAAATGTTTTGTTTACGGAATTTCCAACTTTTGTTTGCGTAAGTCTCAGTTGTATTCTTTTGTTTCTTAACTTCTTACCTGCATGACTATCAAATGCAAATTTATCTTTTCGGTTGGTCGGCATAAAGACAATACTCCTTTCTAGTTGTTCACAACCATATATATTTTATCCACACAACTTATTAATAAATTATGTCGTAATTGTGTCTTGCTTTGCTTTTTCTAGTTGAAGATCATCGGCAATCTTTATGATTGCATTTTGTTTTTTAAAAACCCAGCTTTTGTATTTATACATCAGCATGGTTTGTTTCTGTACCTGACCCTCAAGCTCCCTTACCTTCTTTGGATCGTACTCCATCTGCCTCATCCTCCTTTAACAACTTCACTGTGGAAGACATGAATCTTTGATGGGTAATTTCCTTTACCCTTGACTTGTCGGAGGCTAGAAATTGTTTAGCGGCTAATTCAAGGCTATCAAAGTCTTGCTCCATTACTACCGTCATCTCATAGTTCCACAACTTTTTACACTTTTTCATAATTACAACTTATAGTAATTATTGACTTTCAACTTACCTTCTTTAGCAAGATTGTTCAAGCTATATTTCCTCATAAAATAATTGTGAGATTCAACCAACCCTAGTTGTTCAGCTTGTTTTAAAAGTATTCCTATCCTTTGTTTAGAAACATGAAGGGATTTTCCTATTTCATTGAGCTTGGGATAAGCCTCATGTTCTTTGTAGTATTTGGCCATAAAGGTCAGTATTCTCTTAATTTGTGGGCTATAAAAAACCTTTCCATTATTTGACATCTTTATAATCCTCCTCATGTTTCATCATCATTTCTAACAATTTTGAATATCCAGCAATATCTTTAAAGGTGTCTTCTTTATAAAGAGTTTGTTTTGTTCCGTCATCAACAGTTCTGGTTAATTTTAATACAATCATAAGCTGTGGTACAATGGAAGTGGGGACTTTTAGGTGTTGCTTATTAATCGCCTCTAGGGTGTGTTTAATAAACCCTGCCACAATATGAGCATTATTGCCAAAGTTGCCATATTCTTTTCCTTTATCATCTAGCATTTGTTTAATCATTTTTTCGCCCACATTGGGATTGAAAAATTTTATATTATCTCTTGTCATTTATTTTTGTAAAGCCCTCCTTAATTTCTTAACTGTTTCTAACATTTCCGCCTGATGATTTTCTTTCATCCAATCTTTATCTTTTTTTAATTTTAAAATTTCTTCTTCTAATTCAGAAATTCTAAAACTTAACCTTTTATTTTTATCCATTAACACTTCGTATCTTTTTTTTAAATTAATCATTATATATATTCTCCATTTCTTTTTTGAATCGTTTTCCTAAAGGGGTAAAGCTAAAATTTTTAAATCGTCTGTCTAACATATTTTCATAAGTTTTTATTAATCCCAGTTTGACAAGGCTACTTGATACCCTACTCATTGACGCATGATTAATGGTGTGGTTATAAGTGGGATAAAATTTTTTATGAACACTCCCTATAGTTTCGCCATCATATTTACACATTAAATAAAAAATCATTAAACTTCTTAAATGTATTCCATTTTGATGCTGCCTTTTTTGCTTGGCTAACATTTCAAAATCCGATGATATTTTAATAAAATTCATTGTACCCATTCTCCTTTTCCAGTTTTACAAAAATGTAATCTAATCTGTTTTCCTTTATAAAAAATTCCTGTTCCTTGTTCATCCTCTTTAACTAGCTCCATCAGTTTATCGCCACAACTCTGTCCTTCTTGCAAAGAGACTGGTAATTTTTGCATTTCTCCTGTGGTAAAATAAATAAACATAATGATAACTCTCATTTTAAAAGGGTGGTGGTATGAACGTCATAAAAAAAAGGATCCACCACCCTATTAATGAAATTAAGCCTGTTTAGGCTTACGTTCCACTAATTTATGTATGATACGACCATCTTCCTTTGTGTTAATCCACTCCGTTAGATTAATGGTCTCTCCAGCTTTCATATCTTTGCTTACTTTATATGAACCCCAGTATTTTTCTGGGTTCTCTTGATCTCTATTCAAGTAGCCTTCTCCTGCTTTTAATTCAAAAGCCATCTTAGTTCCTCCTTTGTTTTGTTATATGTGTTTTAATAATAAGATTCATTTTGTTTAGTCTTTTAAATTCATTAGTCTTGGTAAACGAATCCCAGAACCCAGCCTTATGAATTAGCGTCTTGAGTTTTTCTACTTTAAAGCTCAAGTTTTTAAATTCTCCTTTATCAATTCCATTTTGGATCTTTTCTAAACTGGTGTGAATAAGAAGATTATCTACACCCTCATGTTTTCCATTTGTTTTAGGTTGTACTTTAGGTGTAGAATTATTTTGATGATTCATTTTCTTAAAGATACTTTCTTCATCAGGCATTTCAGAAATAGCATAGATATGACCATGCAATCCCACCAATTTTAAAACGCATCTATCAAACGCCCTTTTCTCTGCCATCGCTACTGGGTAAGCATTTTTAGAATTTCTTGGGCTACATTCCCCATAGGAAAACTGATCTACCTTTCCTAATCTTGCATGACATTTTACGATAGCTGTGCTTTCGTCAGCTTTAATGGTTTCGTACTTAATAACCTGAACTCCAGAGACAGCTCCAATTTCTTCTATATATCGGTGGTACATAATTTGTGTACCATGACAATCCCATAAGGCTTTTTCTTGATCTATATTATATTTAATTAAAATTTTTTGTATTTTTTCGTCTATCATATTGTCCCCTCCTTTTTTGAAGCATCTTTAATAATTTCCTCTATCTCCTTTTGCCTTTCTTCTTTGTAGGTTTGTCTGGCAATTTCTTTTATTTTACTAATTATTTCT